TTATTTGTTTGATAGTACCTTACCCATATTAGTAATTGCTGCATTTACTTCTTGTTTCATTTCATCAGTTACATGAGTATAGATAGCAAGCGTAGTGCGTGGCTCATTATGGCCCACACGTTCCATAATTGCTTTTAACGGAACATTGGACTCTGCAAGAATAGATATATGAGTATGTCTAAATGTATGTGTACTTACTGGTTTGTGAAAGTTAAGCTTTTTTATAATTCGATTTACATAGTGTAGATCATACGGTAATCCACCATCAGTAACAAAGATATACCCTAAATCAGCAAACTTAGATTTCCATAATCTTCTTGCTTGATTAGCAGTAATAAAATGATTAATGATTTGTACTGCCCTAGAATCTAGCTTTACCTTGCGGATAGAATGAACATTCTTTGGAGGAAGGCGCATGGCAGGGTCTGAAAAACTACCACGAGTAGACAAAGTAGCGTTTATATCAATCTCTGCATTTTCAACATCATAGTCTTGAGTACGAAGGGCAACCATCTCACCAAATCTAAGACCAGTTAAAGATTGAAATTCACATAATAGAGATACATGATGATTAATAGTATCTAATTGTGTAAGTAAATCTTTTAGTTCATCTTTAGTAAGGAATTTAGAACGCTGTTTCTTGATGCGGTCAACATCTGCTACAGGCTTTTGTAGTTCAATATTATCTAGAAATGAAATGTCACGGATATACTCCATGCGCCGTGCATACTTCAATGATTGCCTAATTAGACTAAGCGCAAGCTTAGTATAGTTATATGAATATTGGCAGGCGAATTTATCAAAGGTACTTTGGATAATATAAGGGGATAACTTAGACAATAATATATCAGTAGGAAACCATTTAATAACCTGTTTATGTAAATTATCCATACTATATTGTGTAGATGATTTTCTAAAGGCACGCTTAGACTCTAAATATTCAGATACAACATCATTCAATGTCATATCCTTGGCAATATCTGTATTAGTGGCCAAATCAATTTTATTTTGCAATTCAGCTTGTGCGATTTTGTATGCTTGCCTACTATTACTATTTAATGTAACAGATATTCTTTTTGTTTTACCACTATATGGATCTATATAACGTTCTTGAAATTTATACTTAGTAATACCAGCTTTGGTAGTTACAGTTTCACACCACATTAAAAATACCTCCTAGGCTAAAAATGGTATAGTAAATAAGCCTAAGAGGTATGGTATAATAAAAGAAGTTGAAGTGGTATACCTCTTAGGTGTATCATAGCCCCTTATTCTGTTGGCGCAGAGTAAGGGGATATTTTTTATTTGTATATTTTTAAATAAAATAATTTATCATGAGCATCTTGTAAGCTCGTAACACCAAGTTGGTTCATTACGTAAGGCGTAATGATTGGTAGTGGATGTTTAGCAATCACAGTTTCAAAAACTTCATTAAAGAAAGAATCACATGTTTTATAATAGTCTAATGCTGGTAATAAGGGTTTTAATAAACAAAGGCATGTAAATAAATTCCCTATAGAAGAAGTTTTGTGAATGGAAAAGGTTGTTTCAAAATCAGAGATAATTTTAATAGATGATTTTAATGCTGGATAGGTTTGTTGAAAGAAATTCGCACCATGTGCACAATCATTGCGAACATTATTAAGATAAATTAATGTACTACGTAGTTCAGACGGAGTTAAATTAAAAACACTAGAGATATTCTGTTGTATTTTCAATACTTCAAACATTTTTCTCATTTCACCAAAGGTAAGCTTATTAATAAATACCCAAATAGGAATATGACCATGCTTTGTCCGATAGTGTTTAAATGGAGGATATTTAGAGCTATTTGTTAGAATTTTAGTGAAATGATTTATAAGTTCATTGCATTGCGGTTTATTATCTATATTTTTCAATGAACGGTTATAATTTGAAGAATCTAAATAAGGCTCAATATAATTAGCTAAAGATGTTGAATCAAATGGGCCATACTTTTGTGCAAATGAGTGTGCAATAGTGGTTTTTAACTTTTGTTCTGCCATAAAGATAGGAGAATACAGAAGAGATTTTATTATAGTATCTATTTCATGTAAACTCATAAGCTTGAAAAAATCCATATCTTTATCGTAAGTATCGTTGTGCACAAACGGTTTATTGTAGAGATTAATAATATTGTAGTATCCATATGTTTGTAGTAAAGTTTTGGCATATGGGATAGGATTATCGGAAATGGATATACATCCGTTACTATCTACAAGCTCTGAACTAGTAAGTGAATCATCTTTTATAATAGGTAAAAGGCCCCTAGCTTGTAAAATTTTAATTTGATCGTCATAATCTTTAAATGGTTTCATGATAATAAAAAAGCTGTGTACATATCTGTACACAGCTCTTTTCAGGTTGCAACTTATTTCTAAGTCTCCCCAGATTCCGTATACAGAGTGTACCATGAAATAAGCTTTTTGACAAGCCTCCTTAAAGCATTCTACACACTATAGCACATGATGATAGAAATCTATTTCATCAAGTAATTCATCTGTAAGTTCTTTCCGTCTTACCATATGTTCAATTAAATTAACATGATGATCTATATGAAAATCGTCATTAATGATATGTAGTAATTCATGTCTAATTTCATTACGCATATCTTCAACAGACATATTCTTACGAATATAAATATTGTGAACACCTTCATCTTCCCCAGTTGATGAGATAGCCTTCACATTAGGAATATCACACTCAATAATATTAATAATCACACTAACAACCCCTAATAGTATTATTTTTTATTTCTAGATTTGATAAATTCTATATAGTTTACCGCTTCTTGCATTTCCTCTTTAGAGATACCACGAGATGCGGAGAATAACATACGCATCTCTGGACGAGTGCGAAGCATTTCCGCATACTCTGCAGCTTCTGCATCTAAATAATAATCTTCTGTTTGTTTAGAAAGAGTAGAAGTAGATCCTTGATGCGGTTCTTGCCAACCCATTAAATATGCTGGTGTAGTGTTTAAAGCTTTTGCTAAAGGTTCAAGCACATCAATTGGCATATTTTCAATGTCACCATTTTCATATCTATATATAGTGGCTCTATTTTTATTTAACAATTTAGCTAGTGCATCTGCAGTATATCCTAGCTCTAATCTACGTTGCTTAATTCGTTCTCCAATTCTCATGCGATAACCTCACTTTCTCTTTTGTTTACATAATACAATACAATTCGCAAAAATGCAACAAATATTTTTAAACAATCTATAAAATCGCACAAAATGCGAAAAATGTTGTTGACATGCATTTTTCAATAGGGTAATATCTAAATAAAGGTAGTCGCATATAAGCGACAAATAAGAAAAAGGGGGAATAGATATGGTGAATATCAGAAAGCTGAAAGCTAAATTAGTGGAAAAAGATATTTCCATTATTGAGTTAGCAAATGTACTTGGGATTGATAAATCTACAGTATATAGAAAGCTTAATAAGTCTGGGGAAAACTTCACAGTAAAAGATGTTGAAAAAATTTCTAAGGCGCTATCTTTAACTTATGATGATATTAATGATATTTTTTTTACCAATGTAGTCGCATAGTATGCGACAAATTATAAGTTAGAAAAGGTGAAATCAAATTAAGAAAACAAAGAAAAAAAGAAAATCACCACGTATAACAATCAAGATACATGGTGATTTAAATATGGATAAGTTAGTTAGGTTGTTTAAAATCGCCAATGGAAACAGCAGTTACTAGTGATGTATTCAAAAGGAATGAACCTAGATTATGAGTACCATTAGGCGTAATTAGTTGAATGTCTTTAAGCAGGATAGAATCTTTATCAAATATCATATGACGGTCTGGATTAGGTATGAAATTTTTGTTGGCTGCTTTTTCAGAGCTTTCTAAAAATTGATAAAGAACTTTTGCCTGTGGATTTGAATCATCACTAAAAACAGGGAGCGCAGATAACAGACCTTGGTTTGTAAGAAGTAATAATCTATTATCTTTTAATTCTTTCATGTCTAAAGACATAGCAAAGGAAATTATTTTTCTATGCATATCCATAATTTCACCTCCTTTCAAGGTGATTATAGCAATTATAAAAGAAAGATGAAATAGGAGGGAATATTAATGTTGGTAATTGCAATTGAAGCAAATATAGACAAAATGAAAGACGAAAAATTTATTAAAGCATATGAACGAGTATCTAAAGCGAAGGATGAAGTAGAGCAAGGAATTAAAGAGTTAGGAGAACTAGGAATAAAAGTTAACGTGGATTATTTAAATATAAGACGTGATTAGAAGGAGTAGTAGGAATGGAAAGTGTTCAACCAAAGTATGTTCCTATTAGCACACTAGCTAAGATATGGGGACGGAGCAAGATGTATATCTACAGGCGGATTGATATGATCCGCAATGAAGGTAAGTTTGACCAAATATGCATGCAGTTGGGACCACAACAAACGCTGGTACATGTAGATAAATTTGAAGCATGGATGAAAGGGCAGCACATGAAGTGGCTAAAGGGGGCATAGAAGATGAACATTATAAATCTAATAACAACCGTGCAATGGTGCTTAGGGATATTAGGGTTAGGACTATATGGAGGAATTGAGCAAGCAGAAGGCTGGCAAATATTAATAAATATAGTATTAACACTAACAACTGGCATCACAATTTGGATGTTAGGCAGGGTTAAGGAGGTGATAAAACATGAAAGACAAAAAAGAAAAAGCACTAGATGTACTAAAAACATATTTAATGTTTGATGATGAAGAAATGCAAGTTTTAAGGGAACACATTACATCAATCAGCGTAAGCAATAAAAGTGCAAGTTTAGACTTTACTATTCTTGCTAATGGATGCGCTATTTTTGTTAAGCGAAAGACTGGGGAATATGTATTACGCATAACAGGAAAAGGCCCAATTAAAGAAAACAAAGTACATCTTGCATTAACAGCAAGAGAAATACTGCTTGATGCGGTGATGAATAATGAGTAAACACTGCAGCATATGTGATGAGTGCAATAAAAAAAGCCATGCCTACATACACTGTAGACAGGCTAAAGGAATTATATGTATGGAACATTGCGATGCATGCCAATACTTAGAGATTGAACAAGGTGACATGCATTGCAATTATCCTAGGCAAAAAGAAAAGGCCACTAATTAAAGTAGCCTAATCAAGCACGTAATTACGCACCAAACCTAACGTAATTATATCACACATGGGCATAAAAGACTAGGGAAAAGCTTATTTAAAGGCTTTTCTTATTAACTAGATATAACATATTAACAAATCGACCATGGGGAGTAATTACGATGAGGAAGCGTAAAAAAGTCATATCTAAAAACATGATAGAGGTACTTGATTACCACACATCAAGAACATACAGAAAGAATGGCAAGCGTATAAAAAAGAAAAGCATCACACCAGAAGCACAGAAAAAGCAAAATGAAAAACAAGCGGAAGCAATGCTGCGTATGTTGATTGATAATAACTTCACTACAAATGATTGTTACATCACACTCACATATAAAGAACAGCCTGCAACATGGGAAGATGCAAAGAAAGATATTCAGAATTTTATAAGAAGGCTCAAACGTAGATATAAAAAACTTGGGAAAGAATTAAAGTACCTCTATATTGCAGAGGGGAAAAGAAGAATTCACTTCCATCTGATCGTTAACAATGCAGAACTATATTCAGATGAGTTGAATGAACTTTGGCCACATGGCATGCATAAGTTGATGTTGTATCAAGGAAGAGCAGAAGATGCAGTGAGATTAGCAAGCTACTTTGTAAAAGAAAAACGGAGTGCATGTTATTCAGATAAAGAGGATGCATTTAAGCGCAGGTGGAACAGTAGCAAGAATTTAGAAAAACCAAAAGTAAAAACAGAAATATTGAAGCCAAGCGAATGGAGAGATTACATCCAACCGCCAAAAGGATATTACGTAGAAACAGACAGTGTAGTTGAGTCTGTATCTGATGAAGGTTATCCTTATAGATTTTACAGATTGATAAGAATTGAGGAGGTAAAACATGGGACTACTAGGGCTAGGCATTGTGATAGGGGCAATGCTAGGAGTATCAATAATGGCATTATGCGTAATTAGTAAAGAATGTGAGAAATGGGAGGATGAAGTAAATGATAAACGTAAATGAAGTATTTTTGAGCGGTAACGTAGTAGCAGATGCAGAACTACGATACACAAAAACAGGAAAGCCAGTACTTACATTTAGAATGGCAACAAATAAATATGTGAATGAGCAACAGAGTACACAATATCACAACATTGTATGCTGGGTTGATGCGGAAAAATATAGTGGATTAAAGAAAGGTGATTTTGTATCAGTAAATGGTGAACTAAGAACTAGATCATATGAAAAAGACGGAGGGAAGAGATACATTACAGAGATTGTGGCCAAAGTCCTTACATATGGATTGAAAGAAAATGAAAGCACCACAAGCAATTTTGAAAATGGGTTTGTAGATGATGAAACCATTCCATTCTAGGAGGAAATAAATGCGACGAGGTAGACCAAGAAAGATATGTAGCCACTCATTTGGACAAGCCAAAAGTGGTGCTCTATGGGTAAAAGCATCCTGCCCCAAAGGGAAAACATCAATAAAAGTATTCAAAGGCAAAACAGCAGGCACTTTATATTGGCTGAAAAAAGAAGAATGTGAAGATTGCCCTGCATATAGTCCTACAAAGGTTTATGCAAAATAGGAGGGAACAACATGCAAAGCACAAGCATGGCAGGTGTACCGATGAATTGCATAAATTGGTTGGCACTAGGTGCGGTAGTATACGGTGCAATGGATAAGCGAAATGCATTAAAAGTATTGGGATTAAAGGACCAAATAAATGCAGATACGTTACAACCATTGATTAATAGAGGACTAAGCCAAAGGCAAATAGCAGAAGAATTAGAAGTAAGTCAAAGCTTAATTAGAAATATTTGTAAAAAATTAGGAATTAAAACGAAACGAGGTAGAAAACAATGAAAAAAGTAATGTTAGCAGTAATGGTATTAAGCGCAGTAGTTAATGGTGCATATGCAAGTGATCTAGTTGTAGGCCCTACAGAGCCAAATACAACACAACCAACAGTAACAGGCTATAACAGTGCCGCAATTGGAGTAAATACAACAGTAAGCGGTACAAGCACAATTGTATTAGGAAGAAACAATAATGTAGTAGGTGATAACAATGTAATCATTGGGGCAAATAATGGCACTATCAATGCTGGTCAAAGCACATTCATTGGTTATAACAATACAAGCGTAGATAATAGCCAAGAGCAAACAGTGATTGGTGCAAATAGCAAAGTTGGTGGCCAAGGAGCAATGGCACTAGGTACACATGCAGTAGTAACTTCAATTGATGCGGTAGGCATTGGCAATAATATTGTGGCGGATAAGCCAAATAGTGTTGCACTGGGAACAAACAGTGTAACAGACGATGCAGTTAATCAACTACAAGCAATGGTAAACAATACAACATATGTATTTGCTGGCACAGATGCAACATCAGTAGTAAGCGTAGGCAGTAAACAACGTGCAGGCTTTGGTGGAGTAAAAAACTATGTTCGCCAAGTACAGAATGTTGCTGCAGGCAGAGTAGATGCATCTTCTACTGATGCAGTAAATGGTTCACAACTACATGCTGCATATGATGCCATTAATACAATGGGTGAAGATATTGATAAAGCACTAGATGCACAACAACAATTCAATACTGCAGTACATAACACATTAGCAAATCATAAGGATGCAATTAAAAATAACACACAACGTATTGCACAACATGATGCGGACATTGCAAATAATAAAAATGCTATCAAGGCTAATGATCGTGTATTGAAAAATCATGAAGAGCGCATTGATAAGCTAGAACATCAAGCAAGCAATACATTAACAAATTTAAAAGCAGACATTAAGCAATTGGACGGACGAATTAATAAAGTAGGTGCAAGTGCAGCTGCATTAGCTGGATTACATCCAATGGAATTTAACAAAGATGATAAATTTAGCACATCTGTAGCATATGGCCACTATAAAAATGCCAATGCAGTGGCATTAGGTGCATACTACAGACCAAATGAAAAAGTATTACTTGGTATTGCAGGTACATTTGGCAGTGAAAACATGTACAACGTAAGCGCATCTTTCAAATTTGGTAAACATAGTGAATATGAACCACAAGCGAAACGGGACGGAGAAATTGAAGCTATGAAAGCACAAATTGCAGAATTAACAGCAAGACTTGATGCGGTAAGCAAATAAAATAGGGGGGCGGTATATCCGCCCTTACCTAAAACTAGGGGGCGAAGTTATGAACCATGTAACAACACTATTTAACAGTAATGAGTTTGGGGAACTAAGAACAATCATTATTGAAAATGAAGTGTACTTTGTGGCCAAGAGCGTAGCAACTGCACTTGGATATAAAGATACTGCAGATGCAATCAGAAAACATATTGATGAAGAAGATAAGCTGCGTTGGCAAATTGCCGACACAGGCCAAAAGAGGGAAACATATTTAATCAATGAGTCTGGGCTATATTCATTGATATTGAAATCAAAGATGCCAAGTGCGAAGAAATTTAAACGCTGGGTAACTAGCGAAGTACTTCCACAAATTAGAAAAACAGGAAGCTATGATCTACATATTCCAAAGACATTACCAGAAGCATTGAGATTGTATGCAGATGAAGTAGAAGCACATAACCAATCAAAGGCAATTATTGAGCAACAGAAACAACAAATAGCAGAATATGAGCCAAAGGTTGACTATGTGGACAAAATATTAAGCAGTACAAATGCAATGACAGTAACACAGATTGCTGCAGACTATGGATTAAGTGCTAAAGCTTTAAACAAGATACTACATGATGCGCACATTCAACGTAGCGTAAATGGTCAATGGATTTTGTACAGTGATTTAATGCGAAAAGGGTACACAAAGACTAAGACACATACATACATGACTACAGACGGAAGATTGGAGTGCAAAGCATCTACACGTTGGACACAAAAGGGAAGATTGATGATACACGAGTTATTAAAGAAGTTGGGCATCAATGCAGTGTGTGAGGAGGTAGCATGAAGCCATTAGTATATAAAGGCCTACGAAAGAACTTAAACAGGTCAGAATGGGTAAGCAGTGATGAAATAAAGCAAAGCTACTCACAAATAAGATTGCTAGCAGTAGAAAATGATACATATGCATGGGTACCAATTGAGGACGGAACACTATGCAGAGGAAGCGAAGCAAAAGACACACTAGGGAAAAGAATATACGAAAAGGACCATATAGAGTTTGATTGCAAATCAATACAAGATACACCAATGGTAGGGGAAGTATATTACAGCGTGGATAAATACCAATGGAGATGCAAGGCAATTAACCAGCAGGACACAACACAACATGATGCGGTATTAGATTTTGACTTAGCATTTGTATTGAATAATGGGAAAGTAAAAGTAATAGGAAATAGATTAGAGGGATATGATTATGAATGACAGATACAGAAATGTATGCAAAGCACTTGATCATATTGCAAAGTGTAGAACAAAAGAAGCAAAAACGGTATTTATACCATACTGTGGTTATGTGGTTACTCCCTCAGATGAGCTACTAAAAGCAAGAATAAGAAGAAACCTATGTAAGGAAAGCAAAGAATTTTACAAAAAGGTAAGGAGTTATTATGAAAACACCATGCAGGGAGTGCCAATTTAGAGAAGTAGGATGCCACAGTAAATGTGAAAGCTACATTCAATGGAGAGTGCAGCTAGATAAATATAACGAGCAGAAGAATATACAGGGAGATGCCTATAAATATGTTGGGGATAACGTAAGAACCATTAGGCACAGGATGAGAAAGCTAAAAGGGTATAGCTGCACTGTAAAAGATTAAGGAGCAAACATGCAAAGAAAATGTCATAGATGTGATAGGTTGTTTACACCAGATAGCCATAACACATGGTGTCCAGATTGTAGAGTAGGCAAACCAGTAGAGCCTAGAAAGACGAAGGAACAACTAGAGCAAGAACGTGAAGCAAGATTAGAGAAAGCATTTAAATACACAAGATACTGTGTGCAGTGCGGAAAGAAATTTCACACTAACAAACGAAATAAAGTACTCTGTGGGGATTGGGTGTGCGAAGATAAACAACGGAAAGGAAAATAAAGATGAGGATACTAAGCATTGGATTTGGGGATAAAAAGAAAGTAAAGTATGAGAAAGTAAATAATGCTGGTATTACTGAAACATATCAACTGGTTACAGAAGATGATTTCAGACCAGAGATATTAGAAGCATATGTAAAAGCAAGAACGCTAGTATTTGAAGTATTTAAAGTATTTAAGCTGTTTGAAGAAGAGTGGATGAAGATTAAATCCATTAACTTTAAATGGCATAAACAACTGCCTAGAGTTATCACAGAAGTTAAATATGTGCTTTTGATAACAAATAAAAAAGGTGATGAATGTACAATTAGTACTTCATGGCTCAAAGTAGAAGAGGAAACGCAAGATAAATTAATTCCATTAGTTGAAGAAATTGAGATGTTTGTAAAAGGTGCAAGAGCGCAGGGTAAACTATGGGAAGAAGAATTGGCAGATGATGCGGCTGAGGGTGAAACATTTCACATCAATAATCTAGTACAAGAGGGAGAAGCGGATGATTAAAAACCAATTAATATATGTAGCTCATCCATTTGGAGGAGATAAAGCCAATAAGTATTCCATTGATACAATCATGGAAAACCTAGTAATGATAGATAAGAACAATACATATCTATCACCTCTTCACAATTTCAGCATGTTGTACTTTGATACACAATACTCAAAAGGCTTAAAAATATGTTTGGACATGTTAAATAAATGTGATGCCTTAGTATTATGTGGGGACTGGGAAACATCTAAAGGCTGCATTGGTGAATGGTCATTTGCAATAGCAAAAGGGATGCCAATATATACATGGAAAGAATGGACCGATAAATTAAAGGAACAGGGGAATAATAGCCGATGACTGGAAGGGAATATTTAAATCAGATACGTGATACTGATTTGAATATAAGGTGTAAGGAGAGAGAAATATTTAGAATAAGACAAGATATCATGAGTTTACAAGCCATTGATTATAGTAAGGATAAAGTAAGTGGAGGGCAACCAATTACTATTGCGGATAAAGTTGCAAATCTTGATGCGGTTACAGAAGAGATTATGAAAGAATGGAGTGATTTCTTGCAGGAGAGAGAGCGAGCAAGATTTATGATCAATCAAATTTGTAGCACTAAGCAAAGGATTGTTTTAGTAGATAGGTACATTAATGGATGCACCTGGGAAAAGGTTGCAGAACTAATAGATTGTTCAAGGCAGAATGTTCATAACTTACATAAAAGAGCAATTAAAAATTTCGAGGAAATTTACAAAAAGGTTGCTATTATTTGACACTCAATATATGAGATACTGTATGTGGGCATGGATGAAGAGAACACTTTCAACAAGCCTCCTAGAAAAACTACACACTATTAAGGACTACATCATACACAGGTCGCACAACACTGTATGATGCGGTCCTTTTTAGTTTATATGAGGAAATTGATGAAGCATAAAAGAATTACATCCAAAAAAACGATACAAGAAATTCGGAAGTCATATTGTGAAATATGCGGACAAAGAACAAATATAGAACCACATCATATTAATACACGTGGTAGTGGCGGTGGAGATATTAAGGAGAACTTAATACAACTCTGTACGCAATGCCATATCAATACACACAGTGGACAATATCCAACTAAAGATGATTGCTTAAATAAAGTAGCAGAGCGTGAAGGTATTACATATGATGAAGCATATGCAATTAATCGTAGAGCAATGGGATATGATGTATAAAATATAGTGGCCTAGAAAAAAGGGGATATTTTAAAAAATGGCAAAAGAGTATTCTAAAAATTTCTATAATTCATATAGGTGGAGAAGATGTGCAAAGGCATATGCAGAATCAAAGCTTTATATATGCGAAAGATGCCATGGATTAAAAAGTATCAATAAGGCAGATGGGACTAGACAACGTTGGGTAGTACATCATAAAAAGCCACTAAACCCAAACAACATTAACAATGATGCGGTTGCATATGGTTGGGATAATCTTATGTTCTTATGTATTGAATGTCACAATGCAATACATGCAGAGCTAGATGCTATGACGATACCTACTGGATTGACGAGCGGTGCAAGCCTATTAGTTAGACCGACACGTGGGATGATATTCAACGAGTTAGGTGATTTAGTAGCTGTAAATGATAATGAACATGATAATAATTAACTCCCCCCCATATTTTTATGGTGAAAATATTTTTTTCTACACCGGGGCAGCAGTTTCGTTTAAAACGCAGGTCGCACATGTGAGGGGTGTGGTTAACAAAGGAGTGACTGGAGTTGACAAATGAAGAAAAAGAAAAAATAAAAAAGAAGAGAATTGCAGAATATAACAAGATTTTCAAGGAACTTCCACAAGAAAAGAAAAAGTTAATTAGAAAATCAATTGAGCAAGCTGTACACATGGAAATGCAGTTAGATGATCTACAAATTCAGTTAGAAAAAGTTGGATTTGTGGAAGAATACTGCAATGGAAATAATCAATTTGGCAAAAAAGAATCGACTGAATCAAAAGCGTATAACACGTTGATGAAAAATTATATTGCTATCATAAAAGTACTGTTGAGCGAGTTGCCACAGACTAAAAATGAAGATGATGACGAAGAATTTAAAAAATTTATTATGGAACGTGTTAGACGATGAATCCAATCAGAGAATACTATAACCAAATCATTGATGGTGAAATAGTTGTATCTGATCGTGTTCGTAGAGTGTACAAGCATTTAGTCGATAAGTTAGAAAACCCTAGTCAATATATTTATGATAAAGACAGGGCAGAAGTTGCAATTGATTTCATTGAGCTGTTTTGCAAACATTCTAAAGGTAAATGGGCAGGAAAACCAGTAATTTTAGAATTATGGCAAAAAGCTATGATTGCGGCATTATTTGGATTTGTTGATAAAGATACTAAAGCAAGAGAATATCAAGAACTCATATTGATAGTGGCACGTAAAAATGGTAAGTCCACTGTAGCGGCCGCAATAGGCCTTTTTTTATTGGTTGCGGATGGTGAAATGGGCGCTGAAATATATAGTGCTGCAACAAAGAGAGACCAAGCAAAAATTATATGGGATGAAGCGGCTAAAATGATTAAAAAAAGTAAGTCGCTAAATAAAGTTTGTCATATTCGTGTAAATAGAATTTTATGTGATGTGAATGATGGTAAGTTTGTACCGCTTGCATCAGATTCTAATAATCTTGACGGATTAAATGTTCATGGAGCCTTAATTGATGAATTACATGCTATCAAAGATAAGAATTTATATGATGTTATCGTTGATGGTATGAGCGCACGTGAGCAACCACTAACTATTATTACCAGTACAGCTGGTACAGTTCGTGAAAGCATTTACGATATTAAATATGATGAGGCATGTCAGATTGTAGATGGGTATGATGATGAGCAAGGTTATAAAAATGAACGCATCTTACCAATAATTTATGAGTTAGATAGTCGCAAGGAATGGATAGACCCTAATTGCTGGGCAAAAGCTAATCCGGGGTTGGGAACGATTAAGAGTGTTAGCCAATTAGCTGAAAAAGTTAAATCTGCACAAAATAATCCAATTCATGTAACTAATCTTCTTACAAAAGACTTCAATGTTCGTGAAACATCATCAGAAGCATTCTTAACCTTTGAACAATTAAATAATACAGCAACATTTGATATAGGAGCATTAAAGCCTAGATATGGTATAGGTGGTATAGATTTATCTGGAACTACAGACTTAACATGTGCCACATTACTATTTATGGTCCCTAATGATCCTGTTAAATATATTAAGCAAATGTACTGGATACCAGAAGATTTATTTGAAAAACGAGTAAATGAAGATAAAGTGCCATATGACGTGTGGTATAAAAGAGGATTTATACGAAAATCACCAGGGAATAGGATTGACTATAGGTTAATTGTTGAATGGTTTAAAGAAAGACAAATGGAAGATGATATCTATTTATATAAATGTGGGTACGACGGATGGAGTGCAGTATATTTTGTAGAAGATATGAAATCAGAGTTTGGGCGGTCTGTAATGAATCCAGTCATTCAAGGCAAGAAAACCTTGAGTGGACCAATGAAAGCGCTAGGCGCAGAACTAGAAGCAAAATTAATAAACTATGACAACAATCCTATATTGAAATGGTGCATGGCTAATGTGGAAATAGATGTAGATCGTAATGGTAACATCCAACCAACTAAATCTATTCATGCGAAGAAAAGAATTGATGGATTTGCATCAATGTTAGATGCATATGTTGAGTATGAAAGAAACCAAGAGGATTACCACAATGTAATTTAAGAAAGGAGGTGAGATGATGAACTATCGAAATATCTTTAATAAAATATTTGGATTTGGCAATACTGATAAAGCTAATTTAACTGGGGCAGAGTTTCTAGATGGCTATACAAATGTATTCACACCATTTACAGGAGTACCATATACGGATACAACGTTTAGGGATTGTACAGATACGATTGCTAGACATCTTGGGAAAATGAAATTAAAACATGTTAGACGAACTGACACGGGAATAGTTCCAGGGATACAATCTATCAATCATATATTAGGGGTAAGACCTAATCCATTTATGACGGCTAGTGAATTTCTTGAAAAGGTTGTTGCACAGTACTTTAACTACAACAATGCTTTCATTTATATTCAGCGTGATATAAATGGTGTGATTACTGGGCTGTATCCATTGGATTTTGGCAGTGTTGAAATTAAGGTGGATACTGAAAATAATTTATATGTGAAATTCCAATTCATTAACGGTAAAAGCATGACTGTACTATATGATGCGGTGATTCATATTAAAAGGCATTTTAACACTCATCAATTATTTGGTGAAGACAATTCAAAGGCATTGAAAGAAGACCTTGATTTATTGCATGCCGTAAAAGCAGCAATTATTAATTCTGTCAAAAACGGTAATTCACTACGTGGGATTATCAATTTTGAAGGAACCGTTCGTGAAGATGACCAACAAGCATTGTGGAAACAGTTTACGGAACGATATGTATCGAATGCAAATGGTAGTGGCATTGCAACATTGGATAACAAGGCTACATTTCAACAACTTACAACCACCATAAGCACATTTAACAAAGGACAAATGGACTTTGCTAGAGATATGGTATACAAGCACTTTGGGCTTAATGAAAAAATTGTAAGTGGGGATTACACAGAGGATGAATACATAGCATTTTATGAATCTGTATTAGAACCAATTGCTATTAAATTAACACAGGAATTTACAGAAAAACTGTTTACTAGCCGTGAAAAAGGACATGGGAATGAAATCATACTGGAAAGTAATCGATTATCTTACATGTCTGTAGCTAGTAGAATTAAGGTAAGTCAAGCACTATTACCTACAGGGGCGATTACTGTAAATGAAATCCGTGAAATATTTGGTTATGAAGGGGTTGAAGGTGGTGATGAACGCCTAGTAAGCCTTAACTTTGCAAAATATGAGGATTTATCCAAGTATCAAATTAATGCATCGAAAGGAGGTGATACAGATGAGGAAGAACCGGAAAATGGAACACCGAATGATGACGGTGCAAGCGATACAGAATGATACTGATGATATTCAAACACGAACAGTAGAAGGATATGCTGCAGTGTTTAATGAAGAAACACTAATTTGGAAGTCTGAATATACTGGGTATGAATATCGTGAAGTGATTTTACCGGGCGCATTTGATAATACTGATTTTAGTCAATGCGTATTAAATTACAATCATGGCGGAATGCTATTTGCTAGAACTGCTAGTGGAACATTGCAATTAACTGTTGATGAAAAAGGCTTAAAATTAACAGGTAATGTAGCAGACACTTCGATTGGAAATGATGTATATTCTTTAATTAAACGTGGCGATCTAAATAAAATGTCATTTGCCTTTATTGTTAATGGTGAAGAAGAAGAGATTGACCGAGAAAATAAAATATACACACGAAAAATTAAATCAGTAAAAGCGGTATATGACGTATCTATTGTAGACAACCCTGCATATAAAGGCACATCAGTTAGTGCTAGGGCAAATGGGGAATATGAGAGATATGAAGATATCGAAAAAAGAAAACGGCTAACATTATTGGCCATGACATAACAAAACTATTAGACACGCATAAGCGTGTTTTTTTATTACCAAAAAGGAGAGAAAATATGAATCGTTTGGAACAAATTAGACAACGTAGAGCAGAATTGCGTGCAATGTTGGAAGATACTACACAAGTTAACTTGAATCTTGATGAAATAGAAACTGAGTTGCGTGCATTGGAAGCAGAAGAAACTGAACTAGAACGTAGAACAGCAATTTTGAATACTGTACCTACTGCTACAACAGTGCCTGTACCTGTAGCAGAGCAACGTGCACAAGGGGCAGAAGTATTTGATTCTGTAGAATACCGTAATGCATTCATGCAATATGTAATGAACAATACACCAATTCCAGCTGAATTACGTCAAAATGAAAACACATTAACTACTGATATTGGGGCAGTAATTCCACCTACAGTTTTGAATAAGATTGTTCAAAAAATGGAAAGTGTTGGCATGGTATTGCCGTTAGTTACCAATACAAACTTTAAATCTGGTCTCGCAATTCCTACAAGCAATGTGATGCCTGTGGCTACATGGGTTGCAGAAGGAACAGGTTCTGATCGTCAAAAAGCAACAACTGGTAATATCCAATTTGGCCACTTCAAACTACAATGCCGAGTATCTATTTCTTTAGAAACATCTGTTATGGCATTATCTGCATTTGAAAATATGATTTCTAATAACGTATCCAAAGCAATGGTTAAAGCAATTGAGAATGCGATTATCAACGGTACAGGTAATGGTCAGCCTACAGGTATTTTAAAGGATGCGACTGCTGGCGTGAAGTTGGATGTTAAAGATTTTGATTATGCCACACTTGTAAAAGCAGAAGGTGAGTTACCTGTTGAATATGAAGAAGGTTCTGTATGGGTAATGACTAAGAAAACATTCATGAATATTGAAGGCATGACAGATAAGAATGGTCAACCAATTGCACGTGTTAACTATGGCATGGGTGGCAAACCAGAACGTTCTATTCTTGGCCGTGGAGTATTGATCGTACCTTATCTTAAAAATATTGATGCGGCTACAGCAGGTGATATTGTAGCATTCATTTATCGATTTGAGGATTATGCATTAAATACTAACTATCAAATTGGTGTAAAAACATATGAAGATAACGAAACAGATGATATTGTTCGTAAATCTACAATGATTTGTGATGGCAAGCCTGTTGATACCAATTCTTTGGTTAAATTAGCGAAGAAAGCATAGGTGTAATTTATGTTGACGGTAGAAGATGTAAAACTTTATTTACGAATTGATGAAGATATTACAGAAGATGATATGTTTATCGATGAATCCATCTCTGCTGCTGTCACGTATATTGAGCAAATGACTGGGAAACCATATATTGACGAGCCACTATACCGTAGAGCCGTTCAATATATGGTTGCTCATTGGTACGAAAATCGTGAGGCAACTTCCTCAAAAACATTTGTTCATGATTTACCATTCACGCTAGCTCCTATAATTCGTCATATTGCACTATCTAAAAATTATCCTAAAGAGGTGACAGAGAATGCTTAATATAGACGGAATCGGAAGATTAACGAAACGAATTGAAGTACTGGCGTATCAAGATGTTGAAAGCAATGGAATTACTAAGCAAAAATTAGTAAGGCTAATTCCGAACAGAATTTGGGCACGTATTGAACCGTTACGTGGCAGACAATATCTAGAAATGTATAAAGAAAAAGTAGACGAATTACATAAGATTACAATCAGATATAGAAGTGGAATAACTGATGGTGTGCTAATCAGATATAAGGATGTAGTCTATAAAGTTAAAACTGTAATTGATCCATATGAAGAGCATACGAAGTTAGAATTGATGTGTCATATCTATAAACGAGGGAAATAATGGATATAAAAACTTTCATGGGGAGATTGGACTCATACATTAAAGAGTATCCATTAGAGGCGGAAAAAGCTATGCGGAAAGAAGCTAACCGAATGAAAAAGGAATTAGTTAGCGCATCACCTGTTGGTAAAGGTAGAAAACGCAAAATTTCCAAGAGTTGGAAAATGGCAATCAATGGTAATAGTAGCAGTACGCTAGAAGCAACATTGCGAAATACATCACCTCATTTTCATTTAGTTGAACGTGGGCATGTGATGAAAACTATGCATGGAAAAATTAAAGGATTCAAACAGGGGACATTTTTCTTTAAACGAACAGTTGAAAAGAATCGTAATGATATAAGAGAAGCTGTTGGTGGACACATGTTTAAAAAGCTGAGGAAGAAGATAAAGAATGGCTAACCGATTATCACAAGTGGCAATATGGAAAGCTGTGGCAAAGAAACTACATGACGAATATAAATGCACGGTTTATAGTGACGAGGTTTTAGAAGAGTTCACTATGCCGTGCTTTTTTGTAAAGCTTTTAATGAGTTCAGAGATGCAAACAAAGAACTTTATTAAAAGAAATGTAACTATCATTGCTACATATTTCCCTAGCAATGAAGATAAGGATGAAGAACACTATTTAACAGTGTTTGATAAATTTTTAATACTGTTTCAAATGGGATTTCCTGTTGGTGATCGTTATTTACATGTGGATGATATTCAGCAAGATAGAGTAGGAGAGGAAGATGATATCTTACAAATCACAATGGATATTACATTTATGGATACAACAGGACGAATTGAAAAAATGAAAGAAGAAGGCATCATGATGGGTGATGTCTCATTAACAGTAGAAGTGGAGGATAAATAATGGCTAAATTAGGAATGCCTACAGTTGTAGTTAAATTTATTGAAGCTGGTATTGAAGCCATTCAACGTTCCCAACGTGGGATTGTTGCATTGATTTTAGAAGATACAAAGCAAGTAATTGATAAACTAGCAACAAAAACTAATGGACACGAAGTATTACCAAATCCATTCTTGGTATATACAGTAGATGATATTCCAGAAGAACTATCTGATAAAAATAAGGATTACATCTTAAAAGCCTTAAAAGGCTACAACAAACCACCTTTGAAAGTTGTTGTATATATGATGCAACAAGGTGGAGATAAAGCTGGTGCAGATAGATTCCAAGAACCATTAAAAGCAATGCTTACAGAACGTTTTGATTATTTAGCAATTCCGACAATTGAAACTGCTCAATTAGAGTATGTTGCAACGTGGGTGAAAACAGCACGTGAGAATAAATTCAAAAAAATTAAGGTGGTATTGCCGGGTTCTAATGCAGATTACGAAGGTGTAATTAATTTTGGTAACACTAAGGTTGTTACAGCAGATCGTGAGTATAAAGCAGCAGAATATACCGCACGCATTGCAGGTCTTGTTGCAGGCACAAATATGACACAAAGTGCTACATATGCACCATTAACAGAAGTCATTGATTGTGACCGTCATACTCAAGATGAGATGGATACAATGGTAAATGAAGGTAAATTCTTTATTTGGTATGATGGCGAAAAGTTTAAAATGAGTCGTGCCATGAACTCTTTGGTAACAACAAGCCAAGGAAAACTAGAAGGATATCAAACAATTAAAATTGTAGACATTATGGATATGATTTATGACGATATCAGAAAAACCGCACAAGATTCTTACATTGGTAAATATACAAATGATTACGAGAACAAATGTTTGCTAATTAGTGCAATTCTAGGTTATTTCAAACAATTGGAAAATGAACGATTGCTACAAAAAGATTACTCCACATGTGAAATTGATTGTGAAGCAGTTCGTACATACCAGTTGTCTCATGGCTTATTTACAAAAGAGGAATTAGCTAAAATGACTGATGATGAAGTTAAAAAATTGGATACTAAGAAAATCGTATTCTTAAAAGCAAAAGTGAGACCACTTGATGCAATGGAAGATATCCAATTACCAATTAATATTTAATAGGAGGAACACATGGAGAATTTTGCAGCGCAACAAGTAATGACAGGCTCTCATGGCCAAGTATGGTTGGATGGTTCTTTAGTATCGCAAGCTACAGCAGTTAAAGCTACAATTAAATTAAGCAAAGAAGAAGTTAAAAAAGCTAAAACAATGAGTAAACAATATAAATATGTTGGTTACGAAGGTACAGGCAGTTTAACTATGAATAAAGTATCTTCTTTGATGATTAGTAAAATGGCTGAAAATCTAAAGAAAGGTAAAGCTACAGTATGTCAATTAGTCATTCAATTAGATGATCCTGATGTAAAAGGTGTAGAAACAGTAACATTGTATGATGTAACGTTTGATTCTTTAGACCTTGCAAACTGGAAAGTAGGTGCATTGGTAGAAGAATCTGTAGACTTTACATTTACAGAGTTTGATGTAATTGACAAAGTGGAGGACTAATAGATGAGCAATATCATTGATAAATTGATGGAAAAAGACCTTGGTACATTAAAAGAGGCAGCTAAACAGGATTTAGAAATTACACGATTATCAAAAGTTTTTGATGAACCTTTTACAGTAACAGTAAAAGAAATTAGTTATAAACGTATTGCTGACCTTCGTATGTTGGCTACTCAAGATGGTGTTGCTGATGAAAGTGCATTTTTACAGCTAGTAGTAACTGATGGAATTGTATCTCCAGATTTTGGGGCGAAAGAATTATTACAAAAATTCCAAGTACCATCCAAACAAGCTTTATTCACAAAACTATTTAAAGCCGGTGAATTGGAATTGATTGCACGTGAAGTATTATCTCTATCTGGTTATGGAGATAAAGACATAAAAAAAGTAGTCAATGAAGTAAAAAACTAATATATTCCGATGGTGATGTAAATCTTGCCTATTACATGTATGTCAATCATGATGTAATGCCATCGGAATTTCACAAAATGGGGCATGGGGAACGTATAGTTCTCCGTGCTTTTATGTTGCAAGAAATTAAGGACAGAGAGGAGGCGAATAAAGAATGAGTGAAGTAATTGATTTGGTGATGCGGTTACATGATGGTGTAACATCCGTATTATCTGGAATTAATTCACAAATGGCTACAACTGCTAATATGGCAGATAGGCAAGGTAGAAATCTACAAAATATAGGTAGAGGTATTAGTGGAATTGGTAACGCCTTGATGCCTGTATCTGCTGCTATTGTTGGTATGGGTGCCGCCTCTGTTAAAGCCTTTGTTGGGTTTGACTCTGCAGTAACTTCTGCAGGTGCAAAAGCAGGTGCAACACATGATGAAATGCTTAAATTAAGAGATGTTGCAAAACAGTTAGGGGCAGACTTCCCAATAAGTGCAACACAAGCGGCGGAGGCTATGGATGGTTTAGCTGCAAGTGGTATGAATGCTAGTCAAATTATGAGCTCATTACCATCAATTGTAGAAGCATCTGTTGCATCTGGTGAAAATTTAGAAACAACAGCAGGGATTGTATCGGGTGCATTAAATACATGGGGATTACAAGAAGGTAATGTGGCCGAGAATGCAACACGAATGGCCGATGTAATTCAAATGGCTGCAAACAAATCACGTTTAGATATGGTTGGGTTTGGCAATGCAATCCAATATGCAGGTGCTCCAGCGGCTGCATTAGGAATATCTGTAGAAGAATTATCAACATCATTAGCTATCATGAGTAATAACAATATTGAGGCATCAACGAGTGGTCGTGCATTACGAATGATGTTAAGTAGATTAATAGACCCTCCAAAAGAAGCGGCAGATGCATTACAAAAGTTAGGAATTGTTACTACAGATTCACAGGGCAAATTTATTGGTCTTGGTAAAGTGTATGATCAATTACGAACTAAAATGCAAGGACTAACTGAAGCTGAAAAATTTAAATTAGCAGGTGACATTGCGGGCACAGAATCCACATCTGCATTACTTGCCGTATTGAATACTACAAAAGAAGCATACGATGATATGCGTAGTTCAATGGATTCTGCAACAGGCTCATCTAAAGCACAAGCAGATATAATGAAGAAAACATTGCTTGGGTCATTCAAGGATTTAGAAAGTAAAGTAGAGGCGTTAGCTATTAGCTTTGCTGATGTATTGCAGCCTAGAGTACAGAAGGTGGCTGACACAATCGGTAATCTAGCTAAATACTTTACTAATTTAAGTCCAGCCATTAAAAATACTGCAATTGATGTAGGCCTTAGTATTGTAGGCTTTACTGCTTTTGCAAAAATATTAGGGCCTATTACAAGTGGTATAGGTTCCTTGATGCGGACATATGCAAATATTGGGAAAGTATTAAGAGGGCAAAGCATTAATAATAAGCTGTTAGAAGTATCAGTAAAAGGGATTGCAAGAGCATTTAGTAGTATTGGTAGCGTAGCTATGAGGGTATTACCAATTATAGGTAGATTAATACCATTGGTGTTTACTGGTCCTGTAGGGATTGCGATAGGCGTAATTGCTTTATTAGGTCTAGCAATTTATAAAAACTTTGATAAGGTAAAACCAGTATTAGAAGGTATAGGACAATCCTTTATAGGCTTTGTGGGCATCATAAAAGGTGCAGTTAGCCGAATTGTTACAGCTTTACAGCCAATAGTATCGAAAGTAGCTGATGCTTTTGGAAAACTAATTAGTCAAGTGGCTACATCATTTGGTAGGATTTATCAACTAATGTCACCTTTTCTCAATATTATTTTTACTGTTGTAAGTAAGGTAGCTAAAGTATTGATTGGTGGACCGCTTGCAGTAGCATTAGGGGCATTAGTAGTAGGGTTTAATGTAGCTATTGCAGGAATTACAGGGATACTTACATTTGCATTAACTGTAGTTGAAGGTGTTGTAAATGGAATTACAACTGTATTAAGTGGTATTACAGACTTTCTTGTAGGCGTATTTACAGGGAATTGGAGTATGGCATGGAATGGTATCGTTCAAATCTTTGAGGGGATTGTAATGCCAATCCAAAGTATATTTGATGGAGTTATTGCAGGTATTAAAGCATCAATTAATAGTTTGATTTCGGCGGTCAACGGCATTTCAGTAGACATTCCAGACTGGGTACCGGGTGTTGGTGGTTCACACTTTGGACCATTAAATATCCCTTTGCTATATTCTGGTACTGATAACTGGAAAGGTGGACCTGCCATGATTCATGATCGTGGGGCTGAAATAGTAAATCTACCAAGTGGCGCACAAGTAATACCTCATGCACAATCATTAAATTCTGCATATAATCAAGGAAAACGTAGTTCATCTGGTAATAGCATTAATGTAAATATAGCTAATCTTAATGTTCGTAATGATGGAAAATCTGTAGAAGAATTAACATTAGAAATTGCAGAACAAATTCATTACCAATTACAAAAACGTTCTATTAATAGAATGGAGGGAGCAGTATAATGTCATTTTTTGATGCAATTATGAGCTTCTTTGGAGGTAAAGGCATACCACAGGGATGTAAATTTACATTATCCTGTGCAGGGCAAAATATTATACTGCCAGTAACACCAGCTTCATTTAAGGTGGGGCGAACATATAACAATAGTACTTTAAATATTAATGCTATTGGTGAAATTAATATGTTAGGGAAAAGAGGCCTTCAGACATTATCATTTGAAGGCTTTTTTCCTGCACAAAAATATGAGTGGTCAGAAACAAATGAAACTAATCCTTATAATCTAGTAAGAAAAATTGATGGATTTGCTACAAGTGGTAAGCCATGTAAGATTTCAATTTCAAATACATCGATTTCTATGTACTGTACAATTGAGTCATTTAATCATGATGAGCATGATGGTACAAGTGATGTGTATTATGAGATGACACTCAAGGAATATAGATACATAAAACCAACATCAGAGATAAAAAATGATACTACAGGCTTACATAGTAGAATCGCAGAAGCTCCAGAAGAGCAAGCAATAACAGCATATCCACAAGAACATTTTATGGATACAGCTAATAAGGCAGTATCAAAAATAATGCCAATAGCAGAACAAGGCAAAAAGGCATTAAACATGTATAAGATGATGGTTAAAGCTGGTAAAAGTCCAATTGGTGCAGTTTTACAAGTATCTAAGCGGTCATTAAAAATGAATGGTAAGGAGTGGCCACTATGATTACACTAATAGAACATATTAATGAAAAGGATGAAAGAGTAGATATTACACATCTTATTTCTAAGTTCACATGGAGCGGTGATAGAGAAGAAGCTGCTAGAAAATTAGAGTTTTCATATGCCTATAATCCTAAAGATATATCATTTCCAAATTATTTAATTGATTTAGGTGATCGTATTGAAGTGACAGTAGATAATGCAAAGATATTTACTGGGCGTGTATTCTTTAGAAAAAGGAATACTAATGATAACACCTATGATATTACTTGCTACGATGGAATGATATACCTTGCAAAGTCGAAAGTAAGTTTAGTTTTTAATGCCACAAATGTAGTTGATGCTTTCAAGCGTGTATGCGCAGAAGTTGAAGTATCTGTTGGAAATTTGCCAGAAATACCTACAGTAGTAAATTTTGTAGCAGATAAAAAAACATGTACAGAAGTTTTTCAAATGTTGTTTGAAAAAACAAAGGCAGATATTCAAAAAGATTACACAGCTATATTACTAGCGGACGGAATCAATTTAGTAGAAAAAGGAACAGTCATTGAGGAGTATATAGCTAGGGATACATACGATGTGATAAGCTCATCACATTCTGAATCAATTGAGGAAATGGTAAACAGAGTAAAAACTGTTGATGCTGTAGGTAATGTGATTCGGATAGATAATGAAGATGAATTAATTAAAAAGTATGGTATATTCCAAGATATTTACAAAAATCAGCCAGAACCAAAGGAAAAGAAAGCTACTAAAAAGAAAAAGCCTAGCACTATAAGTACACCTAAGAAACCAAAGTTCCCTGTTGATAATGCGGCAAAAGCCAAAGCAAAAATCAAAGGAATTAAAATGGAATCAAGTATTTCTGCAATAGGTAATATGCAGTGCATATCTGGGTATTCTGTAGTAATTGAAGAAGAACAACTAAAAGGAGTATTCTTCATTAAATCTGATACTCATACATTTGAGAATAATATACATACAATGGAGTTGAATTTAGAGTACATTAGAGAACCAGAGGAAGGAGAGGGTGAAAGTGCCGAAGAAAAATAATGATCCTTACGCAGGAATATTAGGCATCATGAGCAATGTGGGCGGAAACGCAGGCAAGCAAGCAATGCCGGGGATTGGTACGATAGTATCACCACCTCCCAATCTAGTTGTATCGTTCAATGGAATGGAATTAAACAGTAATTTTTTATGGGTTGATGAATATTGGTTACAAGGGCATTATAGAGAATCTAAAGGACATATAATTTCAGAAACACAACCAAGAGCAGGTGGTGGGGGATATGCTGAGTTCTCTAGCCATACACATGAAATTCATAATGATTACACTAAGACCAGAATCATGACTGATACATGGCATATAGGTGATAAAGTAATGCTAATTCCGATAGTAGGTGATGATGAAAGTACAGCCGAGCAGTATTTTGTATATGGAAAATGTAGGAGGTTAGACGGCAATGAGTAATCCATTTATGAAAGGGAATACACCAAGTAGCATTGACGTAAATAAAAATCTGCCACTATGCAAAGAGCTAGCTTGGGACTTTCAACGAGATACCTATCAATATGATAGAAATGGTAATCATAAATATGTGACAGGAAATGATGCAATCAAAGTATGGGTATGGAAAACATTGAGAGTAGAGCGCTACCGTTATAGAGCATATTATGATGATTATGGTATTGAGTTTGAACAATTCATTGGGAAAAAGCCTAATGATACACCTAGCCAATATGATCTATTTGAATATGTAAAGGATGCGTTATTAGTTAATCCATACATTATAAATGTAGATGCAGTAAATGTAATTCAAGAACATAAAATCATTACACTACAAATTGAGTTACAAACAATTTATGGACCAAATACGATAGGAGTTGAAGTATAATGCTAGAACCACAAAGTAAGCAAGATGTGCTAGGACGGCTACTAGCAGATTTCAAAAAAATAGATAAAGAAGGATTAAGTACACACGAAGGAACATTTGTATTTGACACTTTAAGTTCAAATGCAGTTGAGTTTGAAAAATCATATGCAGAAATGCAGTTGATACTTGATGCGGCATTTCCTCAAACTGCATGGGGAGAATACTTAACACGTCATGCAGAAGCTCATGGGGTATTTAGAAAAACAGCAACACAATCTAATGTAATATTAACTATTACTGGAACAGCCAATACGATAGTACCTAAAGGGAGTTTGTTTAGTACGGACAATGATGAAACATTTAGAACTTCTAAGGAGGTCAATCTAGGTGATACTGGAAGTGCTAAAGTATTGGCACTATCTGAACAACTTGGAAAATCTTTGAATGTAGGGGCAAATACAATCACAGAAATAGTTGGGGGGATATATGGTGTAAATACAGTTAATAATGAAGCCGCTGCTTATGATGGGTATGATGAGGAAACTGATGCGGAACTTTTAGATAGACTTCTATTAAAAGTTAGAAAACCTGCAACCAGTGGTAATGTATATCACTATGAGCAGTGGGCTCGATTAGTTAATGGTGTTTTTTTAGTTAAAGTAATTCCCTTATGGAATGGGCCGGGAACAGTTAAGGTTATTATTATCAATAATGAACGTGAAAGTGCCAGTACAGAATTAATTGAAAAAGTTAAAGCTGTAATTGCTGAAAATGCACCAATTGGGGCAACTGTTACGGTAGTAACACCAACAATATTTGATATCAATATCGAACTAACAGTGACAAAGGGGAAAGCAGATATAGAGGCTGTTAAAAAGGTATTAAATGAGGAGTTTAAAAAGCAAATTTTTAATGGCACATATGTATCTTATGCTAATATTGGTAAAGCTATTTTAGCTAATAAAGAAACAGGGGTATTAGACTATCGTGACTTAAAAGTAAATAAAGGGATTACTAATATTGACATTACAAATGAACAATTACCAACAATTAAAGAGGTGATCGTGCATGAGTGATTTTATTAGATGGAAAGAGGTAGATATACTTACGTATCTGCCTCTTTTTATTGCAAAAGATTTAGAGTTTAAAACAATAAGTGATGCAGATAGTAGAGAGCATGAACGTATTAGATTATTGTTAATTGAACTATTAAAACAAGATAATATTCAATCTGCAACTTATGCATTATCGAAATGGGAAGAGTTTGTTGGAATAAGCGCTAGAAGTGATAGCTTACAAAATAGACGAAGCCGTGTAATTGCAAAGTTAAATAATACTGATAGTAGCACTAAAGAGTTTCTAGAAGCCTTGGCCAATAACTTTGTATCAGATGAGTCTACAGTAATAATTCCAAAGAATGAAAGCTATACTATGGAATTAAAGTTTACAAAAGACATGTGTGAAGATATCAATGGTTTACAGCAAACCATTGAGGAGTTTAAGCCAGCACATATTGGTTATGAAGTTTGGGAAGAACAATTACTTGAACAAAAATTGATTATTTCAGGGCTAGTTGTGGCAGAAGAAGAAACAAAAATTAGTATGAGTAAATTGTTAAGCGATATTGAAATCGAGCACAATCTCTATTATGGAAGTGCAATTGGTTATGAAGAAGCAATTGAAATAGGAGGATAATATGGCACAGTTTCCGGGACTTAGTTTAACCATACAAGGAAATAAAATGATTTTAAAATCAGCAACAGGGAGAGCTGATGATAGATTGATCATTACAAAGGCAGTAATAGGAGATGGACAATTAACAAAAAGTATTGATAGCTTAACATCTCTTGTTAATCCTAAATTAGAAATTGGATTAAGTAATATCAAAGAAGTAACAAATGGGCAAATGCAGTTACAATTTAACTTTGATAATAAAAAAGTTGAAACAGGGTTTTATTGGAGAGAAGTTGGTATATATGGAAAGACCGGTGACAGTGGGCAAGAAAAGCTGATTGGATATTCTAACGCTAGTGGATTAACCTCTTATATTCCAGATAAAACAAATGCAATTCCAATGCAACGCCTATTAGTTGCTTTAGGGGTAGGAGACAATCCTAATGTAAAGGGACTTGTTGATTTATCAACGGCTGTTACTGGGGAACAACTAGATGAATCTATTAAAGCTCATAATGTAGATATAAATGCACATAGAGATGCATTTAATAAAAAACTGGATGTTAGTTCTAATCAATATACAAAGGCGCTTGCAAAACATAATCAAGGTTTACAAGTAACAAAAGGTGATAACTCGCAAGAAATTATTAACTTTATTACTTCTAATTATAACGATAGCGATATTAATAAAGTGCTTAACTTAGGTACACTTAAAAGCCTGTTAGGACAAGGTGCTATAGTAGCGTCTAAACTTGATGCAAATGCTGGTTTCGTAAAGTTTGCTAATGGTTTCACTATCCAGTGGGGAGTTGGCGGACAAGATAATGTAATCAAGACAGAAGTAATCTTCCCTATTCGTTTTAAGACTATATTCATGGCAAATGCGATTGATGCGTATTGGAGTGGGTCAGATACACCAAGATATTTTGCAAACTCTGTAAGCGAAAGCAACAATACAAAAGCTGTATTTGTTGCGAGTGATAGATATGCTGCATCATATTACTGGTTCGCACTAGGGATTATTTAATTACCTACAGCGATATATCTGCCCCATGCCGTCGTTTTATTACCTGAGTCTAGCGCAGCTTGAGAGAATATTTTAAAGCTGGATCTAGTGTATTCTCTAAAAGAGTGAACTTGGTTATCTCTGTTGTTACCATTCACGTCATTACCAACTACTACGTAACACGCATTATCAAAGGAAACAGGGAATGAGAATGTATTTCCTATCGGTACATTATTAAAAGCTCCCCACTGGAGATAGTTTAATAAGTGCCTATAGAACGACGGCATGGGAGTAGGTACATTGCAGTAGGTAATTAGCTGATTCCAACGCACAGCCAGGTAAAGTTGCCGGCATTGCCACGGTTAGTTAAAAAGCGTATAGATGTTCTATTATTATTTGAGAAACCACTGTTCCAAGACACATAGAACTCATCGCCTCTTGTGTTTGTACTTGCGGAGTCGTCGGTACATAATGCAACTAACACCTTACACGCAATAGGCAATGTTAAATCACAATATGTATTTTGATTTAAAAACCAAGTTAATCCCCACTGGATATTAAGCTAATCCGACAGCTATCCAATGACACCACAGGTTAGATCTCCCACCGAGTATGCGCCGACCAGTTAACATAAATTTCGTATTATCTGTTAAGAACATAGATAGTACTAAAGGGTCTCCGTCAATGTTTAAATCGACACCGGAGATGCTGAACACCGTCCTAAACACTATAGGATAACTAATATACGAGCTTTGTGATACGTTATTAACTATTCCCCACTGGGGAGTTATTTTAATAATTCCACGGTTTTACGTAGCTCACGAATAGTTTTATGAGTGTATACCCTAGTGGTAATATCACCTTGTTTGTGGCCTAGCAATGAGCGCAAAGCATTAGGCGGTGCGACCGAATCAAGTAAACTTGCGAATGTGTGTCTGGTATCGTGGATAGTATGCTTACAATTTAACTGTTTCATAATATTTTGAAAATGCTTACGGAATGTTGTGTAACTTACAGTAAATAGATAATCATCAGTATATATATATAACAGTTCTATTAGCGGTATAATGCGACGATGTAATGGGATGATACGACCCTCGCTCGCTTTTGTTTTAGCGTGCCTTACGATGAGATATGATGATCGTCTATAGATGTCTTGTTTTCGCAAATTAAGAAGCTCACCTATGCGGAGGCCTGTGTATAGCAGTATTAAAATCATATGGGAATAAGGAGTATCTATTGCCCATAATTTATTAATTTGTTGGCGAGTGAATACTCTTCTCCTAATCGTCGGTATGTTAGGGCCTAGATTTAAGTGTAAGGCGTAATTAGTGATAGGATAATCTTGTATAATAGCGTAATTAAATAATTGATTAAGTAATGTACGGACTTTCTTACATGATGAGTAGGAAAGTCCTTTTACGTGCATGGAATTAATCACATTTTGGAGGTGCTGAAAATGAATATCCGTGATAGGCATATCCGCTATGTTGGATATGTGTTTAAAAGCAATGTGATAAGACTTAATAGCACTCTTAGAAACAGACCGTGAGTGAATCGGCAACCACTCGTTAAATAGTTGCCTTAATGTAATGATATTGCGTTGCATACGTTTTAATATAACAAGGTGACGGCGCATAATTTAACCTCCGAAAGGATATTACTATGAATCAATATATATTTATTTTAAATGAGATGGGCGAGAGAATTACGTCCATTGTGGATAACACAGTAACAAAAGAACAGTTGTTAACAACTGCAAAAGAACAATGGCCAGATGCTGCCGATTACATTTACTCCGAAAACGGTGACAACATGCTTGACGAGTTTATGAAAGGCAAATTCTATGTAGACGGCAAGTTCGTTGAACCGCAAGCAAAAGAGCCAACAAAGGCGGAAAAAATCGCTGAAATTAGAAATTATTACAATGGGCGTTTTGAAACGTTAGAACAAATGTTATTAAGACGTCGCTTGATTAATGGCGATATTACCGACTTGCAAGATCAGTTTAAGAAACTAAATCAAGAAATGGTATTAAAAATTAAGGCGGTGAAATAATGGAAACATTTGAAATTAAAAGTGATATTCCTGTAATGAAGTTCTGTGAATGGTGCTATGAAACATTAAATGAGGATGGAACATGCCCAACAGAAGGATGCATCCATAATGACTTAATGGAATTGGACGAGGTGCGTGAAGATGAAACTACCGGTCCTACACAACTTTAATGTGATTAAAGGAGAAACAATTACTCTAAATGTTGGTTATACCAATATGGTAGATAGTGAAAGCCTATTTGCATGTGTTAGAAAATATCCAACAGATGAGGAGTACAAGGCAAAGTTTGATATATCTGTATCTCAAGATGGGTTAGAAAATGATGAGCTGTGCAAAATCATTTTATCTTTGGACACAGATACGTTAAGCCGTGGTAAGCACTACTGGGATTTGTTTTTGTGGAGTAGTAATAAGCCTATCAAATGTTTAATAAAAGGTGAAATAACAATAGCTGAAGGCATCAGCAATAGGGGGAAATAATATGAGTGATGAAAATATTCATATAAAGTCTAATGATGATGATAAAATCATTGTCAAAGATAATACCCAAATTATTAAATTGCAAGGGCCAAAAGGAGACCCTGGGCCACCAGGCCCTCCAGGTCCTCCAGGTGAACCTGGTAAAAATGGAGTTGATGGTGTAAATGGCGAGCGAGGTATTCAAGGGCCACCAGGACCTCCTGGTAAGGACGGAGTTAACGGAGCAAAAGGTGAACAAGGATTGCAAGGTCCTCCTGGGCCACCAGGAAGAGACGGAACTAAAGGTGAACAAGGAATTCCTGGACCACCTGGCCCAAAAGGTGAACCGTTCAAATATTCCGATTTTACTGCTGAGCAATTAGCATTACTTAAAGGCCCTAAAGGAGATAAAGGTGAACCAGGCCCTCCTGGTACTGGTGCTAATATAGACCTTAGTGGATATACAACAAAGACAGATGCTGATAATCTTTATTTAAAGAAAGTCGATTTAATGAGCTATCTAACAATGTTAGGCGACCCCAAGTATGCATACAAAACAGAGTTAAATAGTTATTTACGAAAAACCGATGCTGAAACCAAATATAGCAAAAAGACTGAATTAGATAACTATGTTAAAAAATCTGAAATTAATCAGTATACTTCAGCATCTAATGTACAACTTACTCCAGAACAGCTTGAAAAATTAAGAGGGCCACAAGGCCCTAAAGGTGAGCCATTTAGATATAGCGACTTTACACAGGAACAACTTAACGCACTTAAAGGGCCAAAGGGTGATAAAGGCGAACCCTTTAGATATTCTGATTTTACGGCGGAACAACTTCAAGCGTTAAAAGGCCCTAAAGGAGACCCTGGAAGCGGTGGTGGACAAGTAACTTCACAACCAGTTGAATTATATGAAGTTGTATGGGGTAATGCTAAGGCCGGTGCATATGGTGCCGATAGAGGTTACTTAGCATTCGACCCGTTAACAGGCTGGGGATACTTGCATTTTGATTTTATATTGACTAACCCTTCTGGAAATGGGGGTATGGTCGCACAGCTCCCACCAAATGCGCCAGTTGCTGTGCGATTAATAGAAAAAAGCGTTAATGTAAATAACAATAGTGTTTATGTTGAGCGAAATAGCCGTATAATTAAAGCTTGGGGTGTACCGGCGAACACTCGGTATATTATTGATATTATTGGTTATTGGAGAAAGGGATAAAAGAAGAATGTGGAATTGGCAGTTCGAGCTGAACGACATTTTAACAACGCTTACCATCGTAGGCGTAGTAGCAGGGGCGGGATATAGATTGTTGGTTATTCCGTTGCTTGAAAAATTAGATTTACAGAGAGTTCAAGATAACTTAATGATTCAAGAGAAAATGGGTAGCTTAATTGAAACGTTAAAAGACCTAAAGGAAGAAATTAAGTTATCTCGTGAACAGAGGACTAAGGCATACACAGAGCATGTTAAGTTAACATCTCGTGTTGATGGCATCGAAGCTCGTGTTGATGATATAAAGGAGGCGTTACATGAACATTCCACCAAATCTCATCAATACAGTTAAAAAATCATATCAATCTGTAAGGGTGGTTAACATCCACCCTACAGGTGTATTTGCTACACGGGCGCTAGTATTTATTATGCTGGCGCCCATTCTATTGGTAATAACTCAGTATGTTATGTCATTTGTTAGCGGGTACGTATCTGACGAGGCGAACAAGCTGATTAATGTAGGGCTTAATATCATAGATCATATATTCATCCCTAGCGTATTAATGGCTGTTGTAGGCTTCTTAGGACTTTGGCTAGATAAGAACAATAATGGCATTCCAGATAAATTAGAAGAGGAGGATAAGAAATGAAAGTATTCATTAATCCAGGACATGATATTAATTTAGATAGTGGAGCAGTTAACCCGGTATATGGGACACGTGAATGTGATGTGGCCCGTGATGCGGGCAAAATGTTGGCACGGTATTTAGAGACTGCAGGATGTGAAGTTAGAACCCTGCAAGATGATGATTTAGGCCTTGTATGTGCTGAATCTGATTCTTGGGGTGCAGATATCTTTGTATCACTTCATTGCAATGCTTTTAACACGCAAGCTAGAGGTACAGAAACTTTGTACAAGTCCTTTAATGGGCAACGACTAGCAAATGACATTCAAAGCCAAATCATCAGAAGCATTAATACAGTTGATCGTGGTGTTAAAAAACGTGATGACCTTTGGGTGCTAAATGGTACAGATGCAACAGCTGTATTAGTTGAAATGGCATTTATTGATAACGAAGAAGACCATGCTATGTTAACTAATGATTTAGACACTATCGTTCGTGCTATCGCTAGGGGAATTACTGACTACGCAGGAGGGCAATAATGCATGACAAAATCAAAGTATTATTTAATAACTCTACTTACCGCTATGTTATTATCGGTTGTATTGGCATCATCTTCATCCTTTGCGCAGGATATATCCTCTACCAGCCAAACGGAAGCGACTATCAGCGTACCATTAACGCAGTGGAACGAGCTCAAGAAAAACAACGAGAAAGCCTTGAGCTCAATCGAAGCATCCAGTCTTCCATTGACCGAAGCTCAGAGCTTAGTCATGAAGCAAAAGACAGAGTTGACCGAAGCACACAATACAATCAACAAATTGGAAAACGAATTGATGCAAGCCAAGCTTCAATCAATGAAGCAAGAAGTTACCTTAAACGAAATGCAGAACTCTTTGACCGAATTGAAAGGGCAAATAGAGAACGACAAGAAAACCATTAAACGCTTGCGGATGCAACGAAATATATCACAAGTGTTAAGTGGTGGCGCAATTATAGGGGTAGCGTTCAAACATTAAGGAAGTGATCCATACATCTCCATAGCGTGTAATGGTGGATACACGCAACTATAAATAAAAGAGCCTACTAACCTAGATTAAATCTATGTTGGTAGGCTCTATTTTTGTTTGTAAAAATAATAAAAAACTATTGCATATAACACGAAAACGTGTTATAATGTAGACATAGGGAAGGAGGTGAAACCATTGAAAAGGAAGAAAATAAAAAAGTGGCTACCCTTAGTAATAGCTATCATCCAACTAGCAACTGCGGTGATAACGGCGATTAATAAGGAGTAACCACAGGGGCTCGAAAGAGCCCCACTCTTCCTCACCATTATATCAATGGGAAATATATGATTTCAAGATTAACTTTAATAATTAGTATTATTGCTCTTATATTATCCGTTTACAATCTATTAGTTATATTGGGAGTATTATAATGAAATTAGCTGATGTAATGACTACACAAGAGGCTGGTGAAAGATGGAATGTACCAGCTGATTCTATCAAGCAATGCTGCTTAAAGAGGTATGCAAATAAACAATTTACCGATGATGAAGCTAGAAAATCTGGTAAGAATTGGCTTGTAACACGTCAAGGCATGGAACGGCTATACGGAAAAGAGAAATAATGCTTGCCCCTTATTTGCCCCTTTTTGAAATGTAGGCTTTGAATAATGTAGTAATTGGGCGGAGTGTTGAGTATAAACCCTCAATCCGCACCAAGCTGATTAAATAAGGGCTTACAGGTAATTCTGTAAGCCCTTATTTTTGTTTGACATCATAAAGTCTTGCGTGGTTTGACATCATTTTGACATCAGAATATTTTAGAAATACGTTCTACGATGTCATCTTCCATTTTAGGTGTCACATGTGAGTAGGTATCCATTGTTTCTTGGAATGAAGCGTGTCCTAGGCGTTCTTGTATGGCTTTCATATTGGCTCCATTTTCGATAAGAAGGGTGGCGTGAGTATGTCTAGTACCATGCATAGTAAAAGAGGGCTTACCGATTAAACTGGCGTATTTCTTACATAGTTTGCTGACTTCATCAGGACATTGAGGACCGCCTTTTATACCAGGAAATACAAGGTTATTATTAATCCAGTTCATTGTTTTAATTCTGCGCTTGTCTATGATCGCCTTATGCTTCATGAGCTCCTGGAGTGTTTCTGTATCGATTGCTATTACCCGTTTAGAGGATGTTGTCTCAGTTGTATTGGATATGACTGCAGTAGATCCGATTTTGAGTGCAGTCTGAGAAATGGATATAGTTGATTTTTTGACATCGATATCCGACCATCTCAAGCTTAGTAATTCAGAACGCCGCATACCAGTTGCAAATGCTAATTTGAATAGTGCGTGATGCTCTGTATTTGATATATTGGATAAGAAGTCTTTTACTTTATCTGCAGATAACGTTACCATATGACGGACTTTAACCTGTTTTGGTCGGTCTATGTTTTTTAGGGATAATGTCATCTTTTACCGCCGGCTCTAATATGGATCCTAGAATTGTCATAGTGTAGGATATAGTCCTTGATGACAATCCATCCATTGACTCAAAGACATACCGTAATGTATTAGGTTTAATTTCGGCTAACTTCACGCCACCGATTTTATCTCTTATGTAACGATTGATAATACCAGTATAACTTTGATAGGTGGCAGGGGATATGGTCTTTTCTTTTAGTTGTAACCATATATTAATCCAGGTGTTTAATGAAATAGTATCATCGAAATTAGCACATGATTGATTAGTATTTATGTATTTCTCCATAGCTTCTATGGCCGCTTTCCTAGTGGTGCCATAAAAGAATTTACGCTTACCGATGATGGTTTTCGATACCTGGTAGCGTCCATCAGGTCGTTTTTTAGCCATAAAAATAACCTCCTAGGCTTAAATTTAGGTATAAGAAATAAGCCTTAGAGGTTTTGTGGTATAATGTTATTGGAGTAAAAATGAAATACCTTTTCTCTAAGGCTAGGTATGTAGTTTTTAGTAGCCCTCACTGCAGTGAGGGCTTATTTTTTATATAGTCTTAATGGCGTCAACTAGAGATGTACTATTCCAATTAACAGTTTTGTGAGCCGCCATTTGTATTGTTAAAGGTATACGTTCATTACCGCGCGGTTTAATGGCAATAATTTTCTTCCTCATTCTAACAGCTTCATCAATCTCATATTGAATCCAGCCGCTGTGGTTAGTGTACATGCCGGCAATGATTATAACGATGTTCGCATGGCGCATTTGTTCTGTTAATGCTGCCTTTAATTTTCTGGTATTCCCTGCATCTAATGGGTCATGTTCCGGTACGCTATAATTGTGGTATACTATAGATGACTCTTTTAGCCATCTGAGTATTGTATAGTAATCGATATTGTATTTCCAAGCGTGACTAATAAAAATGTTCTTTCTTGTTGCAGGGGTTAAAATAGTAAAAGAACCCATAAATTCACATCCTTTCAAGGGGGAATAAAAATGAAACAAAGATTTATGAAAAAGCCAATTGTAATAGAGGCATTCCAAACTGATAAAGAACTTATTATTCAAACCTTAGAAGGCCCAATGAAAGCTTCAGTGGGAGATTGGATAATTACAGGTATACGTGGTGAGCAATATCCTTGTAAGCCTGATGTGTTTGAAAGAACATATCAACCAGTATCTAATGATACTAAGCTTACTTCTTGCTTGTAGAACCACTATTCATATTGGCCCAGTTTATATTTTCATGCGAAATAATTGATTCACATCGTTCGACTAACAATGTAAATCGTTCATCATCTGATAACTCTTTATATACACCTGCTTTATTTAAGTAGGTGTATTTTTCGTTTTTTAGTAGCTCAGAGGTTTTTCTATACTCAATCCAGTTTTCATGAAAATTGTGCAAACCATGTAAAGCTACCAAAATAACAATGCCTGCAGATGATGTTGCGATTATATATTTTATAAACTCACAAGCTGTGATTGCTGGTGTCAATACGGCTATTATTCCTCCAAGTCCCATTTCAGCCCATTTACACCTTTTAAATCTTCTTTGATTAGAACTACTCTTTTTGTCGTACCATTTAATCTGATCATCTAAGCGTTCATTTATATATGCGTCTATTTCACATTGTATCGTCATGATACCTCCTAACATGCAATCAAAGATTAAAATGATGATAAAAATCGATGCTTTCTAATTCCGAATCGTTTATATGTGACCTATGGACCATTTGTTCTACTAGATTAACATGTTGGTCTAAATAGAAGTCGTCATTAATAATATGCATTAATTCGTGCTTAATTTCCTCTCGCATGCGGTCGTGCAGGAGGTTTTTATTTATATAGATATTATTAGTATCTATATCTACACATTCCTCTGACACAGCATGGGCATGTGGTAAGTCACAGTAAATTAAATTTACAATCAAGATAACACTCTCCTTTGTGTATTATCTTGAAAGCTTCTTTTGGCTTTCTTTTTTTATTTGTTGGATACTTTTAGTCGGTGTTTCTAAATCTTCTGGCATAGTGCCGCCTAATTCTTTGATGGTTTGACGTACTTTGGCACCTACGTCATGGTGAACTTTATTGGCGTTTTCTTTTCCTTTTATTCCTTCGCGGCGTAATTTTTCATCAGTCTGTGTAGCTCTGAATAGATTAGCAGCAAGTTCAGTACTGCCCATATGATCCAAAATCTTCTGAGATTTCTTTAGACCTTTTTTAGCGTGAATTTGCTTTACGCCCAAACCTCCATACAGACCTTTATAGCCTTCGTTTTGAAAAATAGCATAATCTTTAGGTTCTTTTATACCTGCTTGGTTAGCAGCCTCGGCTAAAGATATATTGTGCTCTTTAATATCTTGTCGGATTTGCAAACGCAAGCTGTCTTCTTTTTGTAACTCTAATTGCTCTTGCTCGTGAGTTTTCACTGCAAAATAGGTTTGAGCTAGTGCAATTACTTCTTTGCGAGGATCACCATTCATAGCGATTAAATAACAAGCGTATCTAGAAAGTACTATATCTTGTATAGTGCGTTGCAAACTAGCCCCAACATCTACCAATTTGTTGACGTCAACAAATTCGGAAGAAACCGCATTGCCACTGGCTTCACAAGCAGTTTTAGCCTTTTCAATAATTTTACTAAAATTTCTCCATTCTGAGTATTCAAGTATTTCTTGTAAATCTCGAGCATACCAATATTCATTGCCATTATCATCTATTTGTTTAATAGACTCAAAAGGGGACTGGTAATTATTAGTTGAGTTGCTAGGAACTCCTTCTGGAAAAAAGAAAAACATATAAGATTCACCTCCTATTATTTGTGTTTAAGTTTGAGTAATTCTATATATTCGACAGCTTTTTCCATGTCCTCTTTAGATATATCTTTAGCAGCAGAAAAGAGCATACGAGCCCCTGGACGTGTGCGTAGGTATTCCACGAATTCGGCTGCTTCACGGTCGTTGTAATAGCCGTCTGTATATTTCTCTACTAGTTCAGATTTAGGGACGCCAAAATAGTTTGCCAATAACTCAATTTTATCGATTCTAGGATATGTATTTCCCTTTACCCAATCGGTAAACGTAGTATACTTTAGCCCTAAATCAGCGCATATTTTATTGCGATCAATTCCGCGACTGTCCATTAGTCGTTGAATATTCTCAGCCATAATAGCCTTGTTGCCTAAATCACTCATAATAGCCTCTTTGTAACGCATCATATTAATTAATATACCCATATATTACGATAAAATCGTAATAAAATCAATATTTTACGGAAATTTTACGAGAATTTAAGTTTTGTTTATGGGCATTATGGAAAAACCGTAGTGGAATGATGACTGTAAACAAGTGGTGAAAAAATGAAAGGAGGTTCTCATGAAGTACACGTTAAAGATGTTACGGGCGTCAAAGGATTGGTCACAACTTGCCGCAGCTAAAGCGATAGGAGTATCTGTTGATACATGGGAAAATTGGGCGCAGAAACGTTCTTATCCTGATGTTCCACATATTGAAAAGATACAGGACGTATTTAATGTGGCATATATGATATTATTTTTTTTGTTGATTACGGTTAAACCGTTATTGAGAAGGGAGGAATAGATGAATAAAGAAAAACGAATTAGAGAATTAGAGACACGAGTAGCTTGCCTTGAAACAATTAGACAATCGAGTGCACACACTTTGTTAACAGATTATATCTATCAAGTGGCAGAGATAAGTGGAATACCTTGCCATAAGGTTAGAAATCGCAATAATTCTGGATGGATTTTGCCTAATTTTGAAATGCATTGTAAGAAAGCCATCGCATTGGCATTAGGTATCTCTAAAATTATGGATATTACTTATGATATGTTACCTGACGCTGAACGCATCATTGATGTCATTGCTGATGTGTATGTATCTCGGCATTGACGATAAGGGGGGGACCATGAAAATAGTAAAACTTATTACAAAAGTAACGCACCAGAGCATAGTAGACGCAATGATTTCCATAGTAATAGCACATGGCTTAACGATCACAAATGTGGAAAATATTATGACTGATGTAATAGCGTATTTGAAAGATAACGCAACTGTAAAAAAGTAATAGCCACCAACAAGCGTTAGTGGCAATAGATAGGCGGTGAAAATATGGAGTTTGTCATCGGATATATTATAGGGCTCGTGCTGACAGGCATTTTGATTATTGTAGTTGCTGGACGTGAGTCTTAAGCCGTTGAGCTTATAACAGAAATCAAGTGAAAGAAGATAAAGCCACCAACAACGTTAGTGGTAGTAGAGAGGAGGTGTAGAGATAAAGAACCCTGTAGGGGGGATTTATACAAAAGAAAATAGAGAACAATTTAATTATCAAAATAAATTCATAAGAGTTGAGCCAACAGGGGGTGATTTTGGGGACTACTTACCATTTATTGCTGTAGTGGTTTCCTCTGTTTCATTAGGCGTATCCATAGCATTTTGGCTGTTTAAAATTTTATGAAAATTGGATAAATCGTAATGAACTCTGTAGAACTTAAATTTTTTTCGATTAGATGTTGATACAGATGAGCGATGCCATGGTAACCAAGCGTATTGAGGAATTTTAAATTCAATGGAGACGCCCTCTTCAATAGAAATATTTTTATTAAGAACGATCAAGATGGGCAACTCTAAACAACTTCCTGATGTGATGGGACCACAGCGAGATTTAGGCAAATCAATAATGAAATTTTCCAAAGCTCTTGGTCCGAATGGACTAATTAATAAAGAAGGCTTGTTTTTTAATAAAGGAAGACTAGATAAAGTGCAAAGGAAATGGTTTTCGTTTGTTTTAGGATTATAGGCTCGTAAATCAAAATAAGAGCTATTGGCAGTACTAGCATTCACGATGATTGCAGTTGTAAAAATTGCATATCGATTAGGCGAATCTTCAAAAATATTATCAGCAGCTTTTATGTTTTTTGTGGCATCTAATGCAAAACAATTGGTATCAAAATCAACCGTTATTAATCTTCTTTCTCGTAAATATGAAAGTAGAGAAAGTAATAAAGCAGCTAATGAAATGATTACAGTAATAAAATCCATATTTTCACCTCCTTTCAAGGTGATTATATCAAAAGTATTTATTGTGTCGAAAGGAGAATAAAAATGAAACCAGATAGTATTTTAAACACAGACCAATATACAAAGATTGTTATAAAAAGGGAAGACGACGATACAGTAGTTGCGGTTATCACTGAAGATGATGTCGAGCTTTCGCCAAACTATATCGCCGTACTAACTCCTAATTATGACTAGCCTTTTGGTGGATGCGGATCATGTCCGTGGCTATCCTTTTGAGCTATCCGTCCATCTTTATTGTGGATTACTAATTCACTTTTTTGATTGCGACTAGCTTGTCTTCCGTAATCGATTGCCGATTGCTTTGTGTCGAAGTGTTTAGTTGCTTTAGAATTTCCAGCACCTTTGACATTCCAACCGCCACTTTTGGATGGCACAACATGTTGATTTTTACCCATATAATCACCTCCTTTCTAAGGTGATTATACAAATTAAACTTTAAAAATATGCAAAATATACATGAACAATTTATGAATACGCTTGGAGGAGGTAGTTATGAATAATAAACGGTTTAATAGACCCTTTTGTCTTACAGTTGAAGAGGCTGCTGAGCAAGCTCGTGTAGGGCCTGAACAAATTCGTAAATGGGCTAAAGATTTTGACTTCCCATCTATGAAGGTAGGGGAAAGAGAAGGCAAACGCTTAATTCATTCACGCTTATTTGATGAGTGGCTGGCTAAACGATGCCAGGCAAGAATCGGGGAATAAGGAGGTGAAAGCCACGATGAGTGCGATGACATATAAAGAAAAACGAGAGCTTAGACGTGCTGCTATGGCTCCACAGTTAGCTGATATTATAGAGGGCTTTGTTGTTGAACTGCACCCCAAAAATTGGACACAATTTTTGGAAGTGCAGTTTTTCTATGTCAAAATATTCTCAAAAAACTAAAGATCAAGCTCTTTATCTATTTAAAATCGGATTTGGTATACATTCTGTAGCAAACCAATTAAATATATCAAGACACACAATAAAAAACTGGTTATTCAAATACGAAAATAATAGTTCTTTATCTAAAAAATGAATAGACGTATATTTTCAGCAGAATTTAAACATAAAGTTATTGAAACTAGGTGGTAGAATAAGTTATCCTTTAAAGAAACAGCAGCATTATTTAATATAGATAATCCAAGTCTAATTGCAGCATGGAATAAAAAATATTTAGATGAAGTTTTTTTTGGATTGCAACCTAAGCCTAAAGGCAGGCCACCTATGAAGACTAAGAACGAAATAAACGTACAAGTAGATTCAACAAAAAAATCAGATAAAGAACGGATTAAAGAACTAGAAGCTGAAATCGCTCGGTTGAAATATGAAATGTCTTTTTACGATGACTTCATGAAAGAAATGCGTGAAATTGCAAAACCCAATAGAGCTGTAAAAAAAAGCACAAACAATTGCCATCGAAAGATTAAGAACAATATATCCCCTTCAGTTTATGCTCGAGTACTTTTGCATTAGTCGTAGTACATATTATGCACGCTTAGCTAGCATAAAAAAGGGGGAAAAATATGCAGAGGAACGAGAAGCTATCCGCACACTTGTGGCGATGAATAAGGGTCGTTATGGGTATCGCCGAATTACAATAGCATTGCATAAATTAAGCATTCATATAAATTATAAAGTTGTAATGCGTATTATTAAGGAAGGAAACTTAACATGTAAAGTTCGTCTAAAGAAATATCGCTCATATAGAGGTACTGAAGGAAAAATCGCTCCCAACATTATTAAGCGAAACTTTACTGCAACAAAGCCAGATCAAAAATGGGCCACAGATATTACAGAGTTTCACGTGTTTGGACGTAAGATTTATTTATCACCAATCTTAGACCTATATAACGGTAAAATTGTATCTTATGAAATATCTGAAAGACTTGTATTAGTGCAGGTATTATCTATGCTAGATAAAGCGTTTCAGGAAAGACCTAATAGCCAAGGGTGTATACTGCACTCAAATCAAGGTTGGCAATATCAACATGCAGTGTATCAGGAGACATTAAAAATCACGCTATCATCCAAAGCATGTCCCGAAAAGGAAATTGTTTGGATAATAGCGTGA